GACGCTGCTGAAATGGGTCTTACAGCAAATAGCAGATTAGTAAGCGTTGAGAAGTCAAGAGAAGATCGTGAAGGTTTACGCATGATATTTACTCTGCTTCCTGATTACAGTTACTCTATAAGCCCTGCACCTGAACGTACAGAAGAAGTCAGACTGGACACTCCAAATAGACATACTCTTGATATATTGCAGCTTATGAGAAATGAGCCGAAACCTTGGTGTGTTAAAGACTTAGTAGATCACGATACGGTAGGTGGTGCTCATAGGAAACGGGCCATAGTATATAGTTTGAATAAGTTGGAGGATCAGAAATTGAT